GTTGATCGCCCGGTACTGGACGGACGGAAGGCTGGTGCGAACGGTGGTGCGCTCGCCGGTGGGCAGGTTGCCTTCGCTCCAGTGGATGTCCGGCAGGACATCGTTGGTCGCGGTCAGCAGCTCCGCCACCTTGGCGGTCTTGCCGTTCGGGTCCATGCGGGACGCCACATCGACAAGGGTGTGGACGTTGGTAGCCAGGGTAGCCATCGGTCGTGTCTCTCCATCTAAGGGACCGGCGCGTCATCTCGACGGGCCGTGCGGTGGTAGTCGCTCCTATGCGGCGGCGTCCTTTTTCTTGAAGGCGTCGCCGTAGAACAGGGTGCCGTCATCGACCTTGGCTTGAGCGCCCTTGTCGGACGTGTGGAAGTTGCCCTCCGCGAGCGCCTTCCCGGCGTTCACGAAGGCCTTAATCAGCAGCGGGTGGTTGCCCAGCGCGCTCTCCGTCAGGAACTTGGTCAGCTCGGGTGAGCCGAACTCGTCGCGGAAGCGCGCGGCGTGGACCAGGTTCTCGTTCAGGGTCTCGACCTTACCGCCGCCCAGGTCGGGGTCGGCGACCGCTTCGGCGGCCCAGGTCTTGGCTTGCTCAACGATGCTCTCGGCGGTCGCCTGGTTGGCCTGCGCCGTGATCTGTTCGGTGAGCTTCGGGAGGATGCTGGTTTGCAGCAGGCCAGCCAGCTTGGTGGCCTGGTCATTGCCCAGGCCCAGCTCCTTCAGCACCGGCGTGGCGGCTTCGAGGATGCCGGCGTCAACCTGGGCGTCGCCCTCCAGCTTGATCTCGTACTTCTCAGGGACAGCCGGGGTCTCGGGCTTGGCGTCGCCTTCCGGCTTCGCTTCACCGCCCTTGCCCAGCAGGCCGTCGATCTTGTCGCCGCCAGCTCCGCCCTGGATGCTGTCTCCAGCCGCACCGCCGGTGGTCTCTGCGCCGGCCACGCTGTCTGCGCCACCGCCAGCCGCCACGGTGTCAGCCGCGCCGCCCGCGTCCACGGTCGCGGCGGGAGCCGGATCAGCCGAGCCGCCGCCCTCCGCGCCGTCAGGCGCTCGGAGGAACCTCGCGGTCGTCGCCATCATCATCATCTTGTGGTTCATCTTCGGTCCTTTGCGGGTTGGGCCTGGTCACAGGATTATCGAACTCTGCGTGGAGAGCCGCGAGTAGACCAGGTACTACGTTCTCCATCATGTGGAGAACTTCCAACCCCTGGGCTTGATTGCCAGCTTTGAAGGCCGACGAATACGGGTCGCCAGGGACGAAGGTTGGAGCCCATATACCTGCGTCGCGGAACATTTCCCACAGAAATTGTCGGAAGGCTGGTTCGGCTCGGAAAACCTCTTGCAGCTTGCGGAGGTAGACGGCCCGCTGGGCGGACTTAAGCGACAGGGTTTGGCGGGACATCCGGCTCTCTCAAGATGCGCGCCTGGCGGAACATCATGGCCGATACCTCGGACAGGATCGCGCCCCACTCCTCCAGCGTCATGGGGTCCACCTGGTATGTGCCCCGCATGGAGATCATCGGCGCGCCGTCGCTGTCGCGGCGGTAGAAGTCGGCGGCGAAGGCGGGCGTATAGCCCACGAACGGCGTGGCGTCCGCCGCCGGCTGTTGCGCGTTGCCGGGCTTGGGGATGACGAACGGAACCACCTTGTCGTCGCTCATCCGCCGCGACCCATGAGCTTGGTGAGGAGATCGCGCCCGCCGGTGGTGTCGGTCTCGGAAAGCGTCTGCGCCGCCTGGGCCGCCTGGTTGGCTGCGGGCGCGACCACGGCGGCCTGCTGGGCGGCCTGCTGGCCGGCCTGGGCCTGGGCGCGGGCGTTGCGGAGCGCCTGCACCTCCTCCTCGGAGCGGATGATCTTGGCGGGCGTGCCGGCCATGTCGAAGTAGGCGTCGATGGCTTCGTCCACGTCCACCTTGTCGCCGGCCTGCGGGAAGACGCCCACCAGGGAGCCGACGAAGGCCAGGCCGCGCTCGATCCCGCCCAGGCCCAGCAGGCGCTGCGCCTGCGTCAGGGTGGAGATGAAGACGATCTCCAGTGGCTGGCCTTGCAGCTCGCGCGGGGCCGGGGGGATTTTGCCTTGGCGCAGCAGGATCATGAACGCCCGGTCGATGGCCACCTTCAGCTTCTCGGTGTTGGTGCGGTCCACCACCGGCCCGAGCTGCGCCAGCTTCTCCTCATTGCGCGCCGCGATCTCCTCGACGTTGCGGGGCTGGACGCCGGGCATGTTGGTGATGGCCTGGAATAGGTCCACGCTGAAGTGGCGGTCGATAGCCTGGCGGGTGGTGCCGATGTCTTCGGCCACCGCTTTGATCCCCTCGGGCCTCACCTCCCAAATGGGCATGAAGCTGTCCTTGTCGATGCTGGCCACCGTGGTGATCCGCTTCGGCATGAGGTTGACGTTCTGGTTGGCCAGGATCGCCGGGCCGCGCAGGGCCGGCGTAATCATGTAGTCGATGCCCTGTTGCTTCCGCAGCGACTGGAATTGGAGCTGGCGGCTGTCGGGGTGCGACGCCATGCCGGGGCTGTAGCCGTAGGGCTCGGAGCCCACGGTGTCCCACCGCGCCGCCCAGAACGGCTTGTCGTCAAAGCCCTCGACGGCCAGGAACGGCGGGTCGTTCGCCTCGCACCCGTAGCCCTCGCACATGAAGTAGAGCGACCGATAGCGCTTGTTGCGGGCGTTGCGCTTGCCGAGCTGGCGCAGGTCGTTCGGCTCCATCGCGTGGAACACCATGTAGGTGTTCTCGTACTTGCCGCCCGCGTAGTCGTCGCGCACCTTGGAGGGGCATTTGTCGATGCCGAAGCGCTGCACCATCTGGATGACGGTCATGTCGCACCGGCGGTAGAGGCTGTCGGGGACCAGGGCGTCGTCCAGGCCGATCCAGTATTCGCCGGTGGTCAGCGGGAAGGTCACCCCGCCGTGCCGCCAGTGGTCCATCATCACGCCGGCCTCGGTGCCGAACACGCCGTTCTCCAGGTAGCCGGCCTTGGCCGCCTGGTAGAAGTTGGTGCCCGCGAACCAGGCGTAGATCAGCGCCTTGACCTGATCGAGCCACACGCGCGCGGCCTTGCTGTCCGCCAGGTCAGGGTCGGAGGTGGTGATGTCGAACCAGGGCCGCGAGGGGCTGGAGAGCCCGCTGGTCATGCCGTTGCCCAGCACCTGGCTGGCGAAGGTCGCGTGGCCGTCCACCAGCTTGGAGTTCAGCCGGGTGCCCTTCAGCGTCACGTTCAGGTTGGTGGAGCCCGCCTGGACGCTCCCATAGGCCTGGACGAATGCGCCCAGGCGCGGCTGACAGAAGCGCGCCACCTCCAGGTAGTCGGGGTCGATGAACTGACGGGTGCCAGCCAGGCCGCGAAGCCGACGCTCGACGGCCCGCTTGAGCTGGCGGTCGCTGTCCAGGTTGGCGTCGATGGTCTCGGCGTCGTAGGCCACGGCGTTAAGCGCCCGAAGCCGGCGCGCCCAGGAGCGTCTTCATCGTGGTTGACGGCTGGCCCAGGCCGGTGGGGTTGGTCAGGATCATGCCGGCGTAGCCCGCGCGCCGCGCCACGGCGTCGTCGGAGTTCGCGGCGGTGGCGGGGAGCGCCGGTGGCCGCTCGCTCACGCGGTCAGCGATGGGGGCCGGAGCCGGGATTTTCGGAGCGCCGCCGACGCACATATCAGATGCCCCTATAGAGCTGGTCTACCTCGGTGTTCCCTACATCGCTTCGGCCCTGGTTGCCAGGGGCGTAGGGGTCGAAGGCGTCGGGCTTGGCCATGCGGATCATGCGCGGCGGGATGGGGAAGGCGAAGGTGAGCGCCAGTGCGTCGCCCAGGTCGGGTGAGGCATATCCGCGCTCCCGCATGTGTTCCTTCTTCTCAAGCTGGATTTCGCTCTCATGCGCGAAGCCGTACTGCGGCACGGTCAGGTCCAGCTCCAGCTCGGGGGAAATCTCGCCTTCGTTGGGGATCGCCAGGCCGATACGCAGGGCCTCGCGCAGCATGGCCCACATGGCTGACCGCTTGTTCTGCGTCCGCACGGCCACGCCGTTGTACTCGACCATCCCCCCGGTCGAGCCAAAGTCGATGGGGTAGACGTTCGGAATGCGGAGCTGGAGGAGCCGGGCATAGACGCCAGCGCCCATCCCGCCCACGTCCACGAAGATGGCGTCGGTGGTGTAGCGCTGATGGAACAGCGCCACCTGCTGGGCGATGAACATAGGGTCGTCGCCACGGTACTGCTGCCAAGGGATGGTGCGCGCATCGTTGCCGCGCCTGGGGCAAAGCACGCTGCGGTCGTTGCCGTACCAGGCCACGTCCACGCCCAGCACGAGCGGGTCGCTGGGGATGTAGAACGCGGGCCTGGCGCGGGCCTTCTCCACGAATTCGGTGGAGATGAATTGCGTCATGCCCACGCGCGGGAAGACGCCCCGCACGCGGACCCGCACGAAGTCGCTGTCCTCGCCGAAGGCCGCGATCCACCCGGCGATGACGGCTTTGTTGGTCCGCTTCACCTTGCGGCTGTCGATCATCCGCGTGCGCCAGCCGGCGCGGAAGCGGCCCGCCACGATCTCTTTGAAGCGCCCGGTGGCCTGGGTCGGGTTGCCGTAGATCGCCATGACGATCTCGGTGTCGGCGTCGGTCAGCGCGCCCTCGGCGGTGTCGTAGATTTCGTCCACGATCTCGGACGCCTCATCCATCACCATCAGCAGGCGCTTGCCGGCGTTGTGCTGGCCGGCGTAGGCGGCGGGGTTGGACTTCGACCAGGGGATGGCGTCGGCGCGCCAGGTGCGCTCATGGCCTGGCTGCTTGGAGTGCAGCGCTGTGGCCGTCAGCTCAAACATATCCCGCAGGATGGGATTGAGGAGGTTGTACCACTTGGCCATCTCCGCCCAGGTCTTGGTGCGGAGCTGGGTGTCGGTGTTGGCGGTGATGACGGCCCGCGCGTCGGTGTAGGTCATGATGCAGGCCATCACGATCCAGCACACCAGCGCGGACTTGCCGATGCCGTGGCCCGAGCTGGTGGCCTCGCGCACCGGCTGGAAGTCGCCGGTCTGCACCGCTTTCCACAGCGCGGCGCTGATCGAGCGTAGCTGTTCGCGTTGCCACTCGTCGGGGCCGTCTTCGTCCGCAAGGGGCGTGCCGGGCACGCCCCATGGGAACGCCCACATG